ACTTCCCCTGGCACCACGGTGATGCTCGGGATCGGAGTTGCCAGCGTCAGGTTCATTCGATGCACCTATACGGGTTGGGACGATCAAAGAACGGGAATGCGTTTCCGGCGGTGTCCATCACGACATGCACGAGGACCTTTGCGGACAGCTCCGACGTGGTCCAGTTGCCGCCGCTGTACTGCGACCCGACAGGTCCGAACTGGTCGGCGGGCGTTGCGTTCACGGCAACGCCATCGACTCTGGTCGCGGTGTTGTGATACTCCCGGAGGTTTATGCAGTTCGTGTAGTCGAAAGTAAGGTCGGTGCCGACGGTGACGCCGGAACCTGTCAGCGGCGGCGGGAACCAGAGGCGAACCGTGTACGTCCAACGGTACCCAGCTCCGGCGATCGCTGAGGCGTTTCGCACCTCGCACAGGCCCATTGTGACGATCTGCCCTGCCCCCATCTCGCGCCGTGCCCAACGGAGCGTGTCCTTGTTGTCGATGGCTGTCGCCGCGCCCTGCGTCCACGAGTTGACCACGGCGCGGTTTGCGCCGGCAATGCCCTCGTTGAAGATTGGACGGTTCCAGCTCACGGGAATGTCGGCTTGGGAGAGGTGATCTCGGCCATGTTCAGAGCACCGATCATTGTGGCGAACGTAGCCGTGCTCGGGTACTTCTGGAAGAATCCAATCTTGTCGGCCTGGAGCACCACTACACCGGCTACGGTCGCGCCGGACGTGCAAAGCGGCTGTCCGGTCGGCTTCGGAATCGGCACTTGCTCGAGGTGGTACCAGGCGTCGAAGAGGAACTGGTGCTGGATGCGGTACCACTCGTAGGACGGGCTGATCGTGAAGCCCTGGTACACGACCGTGCCAATGTCGCAGCCAAGGAATGCCGCGTCATTCCGCTTTCCGATGTAGCTTGCGTAGCTGCTCGTCGGCGGCTCCGGGGTCGCTTCGCGAGTGCGGTCCCAAAGCAGCTCAAGCGTCATCGTCATCTGCGGCACCTCGTAGGTCGGCGGGTTGCCGTTGAGGTCCACTTTTGTCCCGCCGATGTCAACGACGCTTCCGGGCCATGCCACCGTGCCGTTTGCCGGGAACGTCGGGGCGATGCGCCACATCTGTGCAGCACGGACGCCGCTTGAGCGCGTGACCTGGACGTATTTGCCCTGGTCCCCTGCGTATGGATCGAACGTGCCGAACCTACAGGTGACTTCCCAGACGTATGGGGCCTCGCGCTGCATCGTGCTCTCGACGCTTCGGCACACAAACGCCTTGAGAAACGAATCTGATCCGTAAATGCCTGCCGGCAAACGCTCGCGGATCTTCGGCAATCCGGAAGCCGAGAGCATCTGCTGATCGCCCGGATAGGTGTCTCCGGAGCTTGCCGGCTCCCATCGAACCTGGTACTGGAGGTCGAGCGTGTGCTGCTCGCCAGGCATTGCCAGCGAGTAGTTCCGCGTCTCCGGGCGCTCAATGACGGTCCACGTGCCCATTAGAACGGCCTCCCTATCTTGCTCGCCATGTCACGAAGAATGGTGATGATGTCAGCGATGCCAGCGGCACCGGTGAGCGCCTGATCGGTCGCGAAATTCTTGAGTCCGCCCGCCGTGGCGGTGGCTTGCCCGGCGGCGGCAATGCCGGCTGAGATCGTCGGATCGGTGGCGATGCGCTGCGCCTCGGCGCGGCTTGCGGCAGACTGCGCCTGGATCGCCTGAATCACGCCGGGAGCGACCGCCTTGGCGATCGTCTGCTCGTCCTGGTACTTCTGAATCAGCGCCTGTGTCTGCGCGTTGGCGGCGTCAAGATCCCAGGTCGTAGCCATCCGGGTCAGCTCGTCCACCCGGTCGTTCATCACCGAGGTCGCCTGGCGGATGGCGTTAAACGCCACCTGTCCGACGTTGAACGCCGCCGAGATGCCGGACGCCATTGCCGTCCGTGCGCTCGACTCGTTGAGCTTCTTTAGCTCCTGATTCGCCCGCGCCACGCCCTTGACCACGCCGGACGGGTCCACCTCGGCGCGGATGACTGCCTTCATCTCTTTAGCCACCGGACACCTCCTCGGCGAACTCCTCGATGCCGCGACGGGTCCAGGGGAAGAGCTGCTGCGGTCGCTGCCCGGTCATGGCGCACGCGATGACGCCGAGCAGGAACTCGCAGCGTTCCCCCGTGGTCATCTCCGTCCGTGCGATGCCGAGCGGCATGGTCATCCGTTGCTCCGGGCTTGAGATTCGCCACAGCCGCCGCTCGGCGGCTCCGTAGGGCGCGGACCGTTCACCGCCTCGAGCAGGGCCGCGGCGATGTCGCCGCGGATCGACGCCAGCTGGTCGTTCCGGTCCACGAACCGGCTGCCGTCGGGCATGGTGAGGTTGTCGCCCCACCAGAACTGGTCGTTGCGGCTGCGCTGGTAGTCGCCGAGCGTCGGCTCGCGCACCACCACGTCGCCGACACCGTCGATTGTGACGGTGCGGCTTCGGGCGGCGATCTTGGACAGGTCGAACGGCATCAGGCTTCCTCGACCGAGACGTTCCACATACCGGCCTGGGTACCGTCATCCGAGCGGCTGGCGCTGACAATGTGGCCGGTGATCGCGTAGGCGATCGATCCCTGGTCGGTAAACGTCACGACCACGGATCGGTTCACGGCGTCGGCCAGCGTGGTCGGGTACAGGTGCGTCCGGAGCGCGTTGTCGGTGCTGCCGTCCTGTGCCATCATGTCGAACGTGACGGTGCGCCGAACGCGACCGGGCGCCCGCTTCTCTCGGAAGTCGGACAGCTGCGTCACGTCGATGCTGCTGCGCTCGAACTGCACCGACACGTTCTTGATCGGGAACGTGCTGGCGCCGGCTGCGTTGAAATTGAGCGTGACTGATCCGCCGTAACCTGCAATGAGTGCCATTTATGTCTCCGATGCGAGAATGGTCATGGTGATGGTTGCGATGCGCTCGGCGTCCTGCTGCCCGTCATCCGGGGTCTCTGCCGAGAAGGCGACCGACAGCTCGGACATCATCAGCTTGCAAGAGTTCCCGGCATCCACGATCGTGCCGCCCGTCCACAGCCCGGCAACGGAATCTGCCATCTGCGTGACAGTTTCAACCGTGTCGGCAATACAAGCGACCTCGACCGAGATGGTCCAATGATTGGTGTCCGCAACAACGCCGCGCATCTGTGCGTCGAGGTTTGCCGCGGTGAGCTCGTAGACCATGCACGGCGTCGGCGTGCCAGCGTTCCGCATCCCCACGGACACGGTGTAGACGGTCGTGCTCAGGGCGTCGTAGACGGCCTTGGAGATATTCTCAAGCGGCACGGCGAAGCCCTCCCATGACGAGCGACGCCTGGCGCAGGATGGCTTCGGCGATGGCATTGCCCATAGCCGTCGCGTTGGATCGCGCCCACCTCATGCTGATGAACGAACCGGGAATGCGGCGCTTGGCGCCCTTGTGCCGGAATCCGGATTCCAGCAGATGCCAGATGCGCTGCCGCCCCTTGCCGCGCTTGGCGCGGTAATCGACGCCGATGCTGAAGATCAGCGACCCGTAGCCCTTCTGCGCCCGCTTCGGGCCGTCGAGACGCGTCGAGGCGGCGATCGCTCGCCGGTGCAGCCCCTTGCCCTGGTACCGGGCGCCGCGCCATGCCGTTCGGAGCTTGCCGATGTACGGCTTGGTTCCCTCGCGGATCGCCTTCTTGCGGACGCGCTCGTTGAGTTTCTGCGGAAGCTGCGAGAGCGTGCGGCGCACCTCGGCGCTGTCCACCGAGATCCGCACGATGTTGGTCGCGCCGCGTCCTGCGCTCGGGCCGAAGAGGCTCATTCGGTCACCTCCACGGCCTCGATCTCGAGGCGCCGGCGGCGCTGGTCCATGTCCCAGCACGCTCGGCAGTTGAACGTCCTAGTGGTGCCGTTGTCGTTCCAGAGCAGCCGGCTGCGGGAGGTCAACGACGGCAGCCAGCTCGCAATGATTCGCCACTCGGTGCGGACCGCCGGGCCGCCGTCATCCATGACCTCGGTCGTGTTGGACGCCTCGACGTGCGCCCACACGGTGCCGATCGTCACCCAAGCCTCGACCGCCTGGCCGAACGCATCGACCGTGCGGACGGGGTTCTGCACCGTCAGCGACAGGCGCAGCATCCCGCTCGGGACGGGAGCCGCCATCAGCCAATCCCCTTCCCCATCATGGCGCTGATCCGGTCCCAGTAGTCGCCGGGCAGCGTCACCGTGTCATCTCCGCGGCTCTGGACGTGCTGCGCCACGCGCTGGAGCAGCATCATCTCGAGCAGCGGATTCAGCGTGTTGGAGCCCGCCGTCACGGTCAGGACGAGCGGGTACGTCAGGTCATCCTCGTCGAGGCTGGCGTACTGGATGCCGTTGATAGTGACCAGCGTCAGGCTGATCGTCGCAGCGTTGTCATCGACACAAGTGCACGCCGTAGCCGGCTGGCGCTCGAGCCGGACGAGCCTCTCGGTGTTTGCCGGCTCGAGGCCGACGTATTGCGTGCGGGTCACCGGATCGACGCACCAGCCGGTGCGCTCCTCGAGCTCCCGCTTCGCGGCCTCCCAGGCGATGAGGATCGCGGGATCGTCCTCGTTGTGAGGGATCCGCGCCCATGCCCGAAACTTGGGAAGGTCTAGCGCCATCTTTCCTCCGCAGCGGGCGTGGGGGGGACGAATCCCCCCCGCGCCCGCCTATGCGAGAGTCCTATCAGGCGTTGGTCACCTGGAGCTGCACGAGGCTCTTCACGCGGGTGAAGGCCGAGTTGGCGAACGCCATGCCCTGGAAGATCACGCGGGCGCTGCTCGCCGCGGTGATCTCGTCGCGGATGAGGCCGACGCCGCCCCACTCGCGCACCGAGAAGCCCTCGGAAATGTTGCCGAGGACCGCCACGACGTTCTTGCCCGTCGTGGAGGTGGCAACGTGCGCCGGGAGGTACTCGGTGACGTACACCGGGAGGCCCATCAGGGTGAACGGCGCGGCCTGGGTGTTCGTCGCGTCAGCGGACGGGATGAAGACCGGGACGTTGTTCACCAGGATGCCGGCGATCGCCGCGTACACGTCCTGCGGCAGGATCCACGCCGCCGAGCCCCAGTAGGCGGCCGGGAGCTTGCTGTAGCGCATCTCCGACAGCTTCGCGATCGTCGCGCCGGCGGTGACGGCGGCGGCGCGGGTGGTGCCGCCCGAGGTCGCCGTCGTGATGTTCACGTTCGCGTTGACGGTGAAGATGCCCGTCGGCGCGTTGGTGCCGGAACCGCCGACATAGCCCCACTCGAGGTTCTTGGCGAGCTGGCGCTGGAGCGAGTCCATCACCTCGGCCTCGACATCGAAGTTGGCCTGGCGGATCAGCTGCTGGCTGACCTGGGTGTAGGGGATGCACGGGACGGGCGAGATCGGCACCTCGACGAACGCCGGGTCGACCGACGTGCGGGCCGTCGTGCCGGTGTCGGGCTGCGTCCACGCCGAGGTGTAGTCGGCGGTGGCAAGCGAGTTGTAGCGCAGCGCCGGGTAGCCCTGGACGCCGGTGCGGAGGTCGGCGAGGTTGCGGACCACCGTGTTCGCGTCGAGGTACTTGAGGATGCCGTCCTCGTAGATCTTCGGGATCAGCACGCTGCTCGAGGCCGTCGAGATGATCTCGCGCTGCTCGGGGGCGCGGCCGCCCTTCAGGTAGCCGAGGAACTGCTCGCGGTACTCGGGGGACGAGCGCCACTCGATCGCCTGCTCGCGCTTCTCGGCGACCACCTTCGAGGTCGCGGCGTGGCTGGCGAACTTCTCGCGCAGCTCGGCGGCGCTGCGCTTCTGGTTGAGGTCCTTCAGCTCGTCCAGGAGCTCGCTGGCGCGGGCCTCCTGCTCGGCGGTGATCTGGTCATTCGCGAGAATGCCATTCACCTCGGTTTCGATGAACTTGCGACGCTCGATGATCTCTGCCTGCTTCATGTGAGTGCCCTCAATCGCAGACGAAGCCGGGCTAGCGCCGGCGCGTAGTTGCGTGCCTCGGCGCTCGTCTGCGGATACGCGCCGTTTTCAACGATGGAAATCTCGCGGAGGTCCACCTCCGAGAGGGTCCGCTCGCTGCCCTTCCAGGCGTCGGAGCGGACGTAGAAGCCGAAAGACATCTCGGTCAGCACTCCGGCCTCGACCAGGGCGCGAACGTCACGCGCACGCTGGGTGTCCGGGAGATCGACCTCGAACGCAAGTCCCTTGGTGTCGCTGCCGAGCTTCAGCAGCCCGCTGCGGGTGTTGGCGAGCAGCTCACGGCGATCGTGCCCGACGAGCATCGACACGTTTCCAGACAGGCTCGAATCAAAGGCGCCGCGGGCGACCCGCTCGACAAACGGCTTGCCGTTGTTGACGCCGCGAACGGTCAGCGGGTGGCTTGGCGCGTCGTAGACCGCCGCATAGCCGGCAAGCTTGTTGCCGGAACGCTCAAAGGTCGCCGTGCGGATTTCAAGCATTGTCGCCCTCCGCGTCTGGGTTGCCGTCAACGACCGCTCCGGACGCGCCGCCTGGCATCGACACGGTCGGCGTGTCGAGGCCGTCGATCGGCGGAAGGCCGAGGTAGTGCCGCGCGTCGTTCGGCGACATGATTCCGGCGAGCACCAGCTTCGAGAACGCCATGCCCTGGTCGCGGAGGTTGCCTCGGGTGATCGGGGTCGTGTCGATGTGCACGCGCTCGCCGGGGGCGCAGAGCTTGCGCTGGAGCTCGCTCTCCCACGCGGACGCCCACGCGGCGATCGCGCCGTCGGCATACGCGCGGGCCGTCTCTGCCTGGCTCGAGAGTGCGCCGCCGCCCTGCTGGAACAGCATTTCGGGCGGCACGCCAAATGCGCGGGCGATCTCCTGCACCGAGAAGCGGCGCGAGTCGAGCATTGAGCTGCTCGTCTCCTGGCTGATCTTCTCCGCCTTCATGCCCTCGCGCAGAATCAGCGGGCGGCTCGCGCCGTCCGCGGTCGCGTGCATAGTCATCCAGGCGTCGCGGATCGCCTGCACCGTCTGGTCGCTCATCGCGCCCGGATGGCTGATCGCGATCTTGCCCATGCTGCCCGTCTTGACAAGCGCTGCGTGCGCCCCGTCCTCGTCGGCCGCGAGCTGCATGGCGTGCCGCGCCATCTCGAGCGGCGAGCGGAACCAGCACGGGTTGAGGTGGTCCGGGTAGCAACCGACGTGCAGGATCTGATCCTGATTCAGCACCGTGCTGCCGATGCGGTAGATCACGCCGTCATCGGTCACTTCGCCGCTCATGGCGTCGGCGGGGATCGGCTGGAGCTCGGCGATCGCGCCGTCAGACGAGCGTCGAATCAGCGCGAGGCCATTGCCGTGCGTGAGGGCGACCGAGGTCGTGTAGCGACGGAACTCGTAGCCCGACTGCCACCGGCTGGCCTCACGGTTCATCAGCATCGAAACCGGGTGGTCCGGAATCGTCTGTCCGTCGCTGTCGAGGACCGAAATCGGGAGCCGGGCAATGTCCGCGCTGATCAGCTGCGTAGCGCGGACAACGGCGGGGATGGCGTCCACCGGCGCCGACACAATGGGCTCCGGTCGCGTGTAGATGGCTACACCCGACTTGAAACCAAAGAACCGAGCGAACATTGCCCGAAGCTCCATGGAACGGATGGAACCGAAACGCCCAAATCCGTCTACTGCGATTTTTGGAATCCCGGTCTAAATCGTGCCCATTAAAAAGACCAGCGTTCGCTGGTCTTCCGGGCCCCTGCCCTTCAATCCCGACGCATACCTTGCGTCCGCACTATGCGCCGATGGGGGTCATCGGGCGATTTCTGGAAACGGATGCTACCCGATTGGGCACGCGCTCGCGCTGACGCCCGTGACCTCCCGGACGCCGTTGTGCTCCATGAGCAGCGCCGCCATGTTCCCGGCGACCACCGCGTCGGTGTTGCCGTTGCTTCGCCCCTTGACCGGGCGGATGTTGCCGACGTTGTCCTTCACGAGCCGCACCGCCTGGAGCGCCGAGGACAGCACCGGATCCGGCTCGTAGAAGAGCTGCCGCGACTTCAGGAGGTCGCCCCAGAGCTTCCACGCCGGGGCCATCGTCCGGATCGACTGATCGATCGGGACGATCGGCCATCCGCGATCCGCCCATCGCCGGATGTCCCGTGCCTGGGACGGGTTCTGGTCTACGCCGACCTTCCGAACGTCGTAGCGAGCCATGATCACCTCGAGCTCGGCCTCGATCACCGCCATGTCGTGCCACTCGCCCGGCATCCGGCGCAGATGCCCCTGTTCGCACCACTTCGACAGCGGGCACTTCGACCGCTTGGCGTCGGCTTCGA